TTATGCAGCATTCCTGTCGCTGTGGGGCATGGTTGGGGCAAAGTCGCTTAATTTTGAACTCAACATGGCGATCTGGTCCAGGTTGTTTTCCACCATCCACTTCCCGTAAACCTGAAATACCATCTGGGCATCGGCATGCCCCATCTGGTTAGCAATAAAGTTCGGGTTTGCTCCTGCAGAAAGCGACCAGCACGCATAGGTGTGTCTCGACTGATACGATTTACGGTGGCGAAGGCCGGCTCTTTTCATCGCCGCATCCCACGAGTTCCCTATGGAGTTGATGGAGAAGTGCTTGCCGTAATTCCCGGCCCTGGCTGTCAGTGACGGCAGGAAGACAAACGTGCACTTATTGAACTCTTTCTTTCCGTACTCCCTCAGCTTAACAGGTACGTTATGCTCTTGAGAGAGGCGGGTCATTTCATACTGGCTTTTGAATGCCTCGAGTGCTGGCTCGATCAGGTGCACAACCCGGTTAGTGCCGGCATTGGTTTTCGGCAGCGTGAATATCCCTTTCTGCGTCAGGCTTCTTCTGACGGTGATTGTTCCCGTCTTCAAGTCCACATCCTCCCAGGCAAGTCCGCACAGTTCACCCGGCCGCAATCCGGTGTAAACGGCGATAGCCCACAGATTCTTGCTCTGCTGATGGTGGCAGGCGTCAATCAGGCGAGGGAACTCCTCTCGGGTTATCGGGTCAGGATCCGGGCGGGACTCACGCAGAGGGGCCACTCCGTTCATTGGTGACTTTGAAATGTAGCCATTTTCAACCGCAAACTGGAAGATACCGAACAACACGGTCATGTAGTTGTTCACAGTAACAGCGGATCTACCCCGCTTCGGAGTTTTATGCCCCTGCTTCATGATCTGGAAACCCGTCAGCAGCTCCTTCCGGACTTCCAGCATGCTCTCTTTGGTGATTGAGGAGAGAAGGGTGCCGGGCCCAATAATAGCCGTGACATTAGCAATGACTCGCCCATAGGTGTTGAGAGATGATTCGGCCACCTCCATTTCCTTCAGTGCCAGCCATCTCCCGGACAGCTCCCCGATCGTTACCTCTTGCCTTGCCTCCCCGAACCGCGCCAGGTTCTGGGAGGATGGGAACTGCTGGGCATAGTTGAAGGTTCCGGTTTTGATGGCATAGCAGATAGACGTCCGTAACTCGCCGGCCACTTTTCTGTTTTTGGGGGTGTCAGCCACCCCCAGGCTTTCGCGCACTCTGACCCCTTTGTAGATGAACCACAGCCTTAGCGTTCCGCCGTGGTTTTCCACTCCTGTTGGGTATTTCATAACGATTCCTCGTTGGTTGATGGTCAGAGTATTTAAGCAGATTGTCGCCGCGGTTTCGCTAAGGCCTGGCGCTCAATCCAGCGGTCGATCTCGTCCATGTTGTAAAAACACGGGCTGTTGTCCCACGGGCTACAGTCGAACGAGACGTGTTTGTATTCCTTCCCCTCCAGAAAAGTCTTCTCCCGCGCCTTCTTCAGTGTCCCTTTTTTAATCCCCTTCAGGGCTATCAACTGCTCCTCAGACACCCATTTCCCGGGCGATACCATCATGATTACTTCACTCATACCTTTCTCCACATAAACTGAATGCCGGGGCGAACTGGCTATTTCTCCGCACCCGGCACAGCCATCAGCTGTTTGAGGTTGCTCGGTGATATTTCAATATCAGGCGACCTGCCCGGGTAAGGATCGCAGGCGGCGCATGCCGGTCATCGCTGTGGCCACGTAGCTCGCCTTCCGGTTCACAACTTCCACCCAGACCTTCACGCCTTCCACCCGCACCGTGTACGTCTCTTTCATCCGGCTGCGCCCGTAGTTGCCATAGCGCTCCTGATGAGCCGCCAGGGCGATGTCACACGCTTGGCGCGCCAGTGGGGACTGTGTGCTGCGGTTAATCAGTCGCATGATCGCCTCCTGAAATTAACCAAGTAGATGATTTGAACATCAGTACTCTCCCCAGCTATAGGTTGAAGCGACTGGCCCGGGAACTGATGCAGCGAGAAATCCCGCATCATCCGGCAATTTTTCGACTGTGCAGCGGTACCCGCCGGTAATCATTCCGGCTTCACGCATACCGGCAAGGCACATCTGCACTGTCTCAGCGGTAAGCTGGACTTTTTCCAGTTGGTACATTTTCCGGTACACAAAGGCGCGTAGCGCCTCTTCGCGCGTATAGTGATAACGGGAACGGTCAGCGCCTTTCAGGCAACGCTTAACGTGGTATTTTTGATTCTCCCTGCGTCCACCGGTGCGGTACTGGACTAACTGTTCAAACGTCATGTTGGGCATATCTTCGACGTGCCAAAAGGTCTTTTCGGTTTCACGGATAATGACTCGCTTCCACAGACTAACGGTCGGTCTCCCTTCGCTGTCATGCCCGTCGAAATAGCGGTAACAATATTTTTTGCCTTCAGTAATTTTCGTCATCTCGTTACCGGGAGGGCGAACCCTCCCGCCTCCCTTAGGCCACGTATTCCGGTTTCATATCTGCCAGGGTGATGCTGAACTTATCGTGCAGTTCCTCACTCAGGTGGCGCTTCGCCGTTGCCAGCAGGCGCTCAGCTTCTGCGAATTGCTCAGCAGCGCCCGGTTCTCCAGACTGCGGCAGGGAGTTAATCGCTGCGTCAACCGCATTGCGGTGCTTCACCAGGTGATAACGGCGCGTAGCTTTGTTCTTCAGTTCGGTGAACAGGGTGGTACCGAGCGTGGCCTTTGCCTCGTTGATTTCATTGCCAACGGCAGCGGCGGCATCCAGTGTTTCAGCGGACTCAATGCGATCCCGGAACTCATCAGCCATAGCATCGATGTTGGCCGCCGATTCCTGCGCACTATGCGTGGTCGTTACGGTGTCACCTTTGATATCAGCCAGACTCACGCGCTGGACTGGGGCCGGGTTGATCTCCTTCTCTGCGCGCTGCTCCACCTCATCTGGGGTGTACACGCCCAGAACGACAGCAGGGCAGTACAGGCGCGCCCAGTATTTAAGGGCCAGATACGCGATCTGCTGCTTCGGATTCGATACCCACAGTGGGGAGTTACGTGTAATCACGCTTGAAAGGAACACCGGCTCGCCCCAGGTGATCTCGCTTTCGCCGCGAATGACGGCACCCACACGAACCGACAGGCCTTGCTCGTCAGCGCTGGTCCAGCCGCGTACCATTTCTTTCTTGTCGTAAGTCCCGCCGCCTTTCGCCGGCTTCTTCACGATCTCTTCGCGGCTGCTGGCGCATTTCGACCAGTCGCCTTCGTACTCATAATGGAAGCGGCCCACAATCGCGTTGGAGCTGGAGATCACCGCGTTAACCAATTGGGCCTCGTAGCCCAGCACGCCGTTGACCAGGTGCGTTTTCTGTGCGACTGCGTAAGGGTTCATCCCCCACTGCATAGCCTGCATGATGATGGCCATGCAGTCGGCTGGGTTGCCGCGAAGATGTTCAGGAACCGTTACGGCAGCCTGCGCCATCAAGCCGGCAACGGCCTGCAGTTGGGTTAATGCCTGCACATTGAAGATGGCGTTGCTGGCAGAGATAGTGTTTGGAGCCTGCTGCTCCGCAGTTACGATATTCATGTTTTCCATCGTCATTCCCCTTATGCCTGAGTACGCAGCGCTTCAAGGCGGCGCAGGTCGAAGTCGTTCAGTTCGTCGGTGTAGTCTTCGGTAATTGGTGCTGGCCACTCGCCAGTGTCGAACGCATTTGCGATGCGGTTCATCGTCTGGCGATACTCCAGCATGCCCAGCTCAATCAGTTCCTCGCTGGCCTCGACGATGGCGATCCAGTGGTAACCCTCATCTTTGTTGACGAAAATCCAGAAGAACTGGTCCAGGGCAGCGGTCTGCATGTACATGGCTGCACTGAGGTGATAATCGCGGTCGATGATTTCCCTGTGCAGACGGGCGCGTAGGCCGGACTGCTTCACGTTCCACATGCTGATAGTTTTAAGGTCGGCTCCGACGCGAACACCATCGATGTCGATCTCCAGATCCGGGCGTACGCGGATTTCCAGCCCGGTCTCTTCGTCGATACCGAAATAGCTCGTCTCAACAGCACGATCAGGGTGCAGCAGCAGTTTCCCGGCAGTCGGGTGTTCGTGTAGTGCTTTCTGAATGGCCAGCGCCGTTTCCATCTGCTGGTGGGTCACCAGAATCTTGTCGCCCGGATTGTCGCGCCACGCATCCAGTAGTTCGTCAGCAAACACGGCATCCGGCTTAACGGACTTCACCGCCTGAATCATCTCTGCTTTGGTGCCGGACACTTTCAGCGGTGCCGGTTTCTGGGCTTCCTGCGCCACCAGGTCAGGGTTGATAAGCGCCAGCTGTTCCAGCAGCGCGTCACGGCTGCCGCTGGTTTTCACCGGCGCGGGCAGGGTGCCGTTGTACTCTTTGATGCAGGCTTTCATCGCGGCAGCGGTATGCTTTGTGCCGTTCTCAATGCGCTGGTATTCCTCAGGCAACTGCTCATAGGCTGCATAGGATTCATCAACTGATGCACCCATAGGCAGCTGCGCGGGCAGGGTGGCGTTGTACTCTTCCAGCAGCGCTTTGATATCGTCAGCGCTCAGCAGCGTCAGCAGGCTGGCATTATGTTCGTCGATAAAGGCGCGCAGGGTCGCCGCGGTGGTGAATGCCCCTTCCGGGATCACTGGCTCCACGCTGAACTCTTCAACCAGGTTTTCCGGCTGCAGCGCCAGCGCATGTACCAGGTTACCCATATCCAGTACTTTGGACCATTCGCGCGGGATGGTCTTGGCGACGTGGCGCGCGTTGAAGTACATCAGGCTGACTCGAGCATCCTTCACCTGGGTGCTGCTGATCCCGTTGGCTGCGTGATAAACTTTATTCGGCAGGCCCTCATAGCGGCCCGGTTCGAAATACGCCGGGAATTCCGGTGCGCTGGCGGTTTCCTCCGGCGCTTCGGTGGTAACTTCCGGCTGCGTGGCGTTCGCCAGCTCTGGCACGTCGGCGGCCAGAACTTCTGCCAGGTTCAGGGCAACTGTTTGCGGATCAGCTGCATCAGTGCTTTCGCCTGGTAGTAACGCGTCACCAACTTCTCCTTCCTGCGGGTGAGTCTCTTCCATCTGCACATCACTGGTGGTCTCCTCTGTAACCGATGAACGGTCATCTTTTTGTGGTTGGTTTTCGTTCATCAGGCCTTCGATGGAGAACATGCCGCCACCGAGGTTCGCGACCTGTGGCTGGCTGGTGGCCGCGCCCAGGTCTTCTTTCACCCACTTCGGATCTGCTGGGTCGCTGATGCCTTCAACGAACTCCCCGCGGGCAGCGGCCAGTTCGTCATCTACTTCCTGACGGGTTGGCTCTTCCACTTTCGCCTGGCGGCCTGCGCGAGGATCTTCATCCCACTCTGGATAGCCCTTCGAACGCTCACCATTTTCATAGATGCCGTTCGCGGTGAACCATTCACGAACCTGCTTACGCAGTTCGACCGTTGTTATCTCTCCACCCCAGGGGATTGCACGGGAAATACCAAAAATACTGTCAGCGTTGTAATCGGTAATGTCAGATGTTTTACCGAGCACCTTAAGCGCTCTGGCGTGGGCCTCATCTTTTTTGTCAGCCAGCTCTTTGGCCGCCATGAGCTGCGCGCGGTTAATTTTGCCGGGTACGGCATCCGGGTACAGCAGGGCGATCGCAATCTCTATGCTCAGGTTCGCCATGTTCTGCGGCACCGCGCGTTTATAGGGTTCGGAAGGTTGTGGCTCTTCTGATTGCTGGTCTTTGGAAATACCGACAGCTTCAGTGCGATGGCCGGCAGCCCATTCACTGGTCAGGGTTTCGTGGTCACAGTCTTCAGTAGCCACCCACATTCTGGTGAAGCGAAGAACCAGAGCCAGCTCGTGACGTTTTTCCTGGCTGAATACTTTCCGGATCGCGTCGGTGTAGCTCCACAGAGCTTTGGTGTCGAGAGCCTTCAGCTCTGCACAGCTTTCAGCAGCAAGCAGAAGGGTCTGGACATAGCTATTGTCGGTATCACACTCCAGCGCATGCAGTTCCGCATGTTCGCCGCAGGTGACATGATGGCGCAGTTCGTCCACCGTCAGTTGAGCCAGCAGTTGTTGACGGAATGGCAGTTTGCAAACCGCGTAACGAGTGAATTCATCACCGCCCTTGAGGACTCGTAGTCCATTCTCATACCAGTAGACCGGTTCATCCTTGATCGGGAGCTTTCCGCTCTTCCAGTCATCAACCAGCTGATTGCGATCGCCAGCTTCGGCTTCAATCCAGCTCGACATGAAGGCGGCCACCAGTGCAGGGTCGTGTTCTTTGTCCTGCGGAAAAACTTCTTTGACGGCCTGCACCAGCTTCCACTCAGCATGCAGGCTGAGATCGCTAATATCAGCAACGTCATTTTTGGCCTTCAGGAGACACTGGAAATAAATATTCCCCTCATCGCTCGCCAGTTCGTTGGCGACGATGTGCTGCTCCTGGCTGATTTCCGAAAGGTATTTGTCACCCAACAGATGGACGGCGAAGCGGACAGCCGGGGTGCGATTTTCCAGCAGGGAGGTGCTGCTGGCGTTTGCGGTATCAGTGGCGGTTACCGCTGCGGCAGGCTGATTTTCATCGCTGGTGGCGCTGTCCGGGGCGATGGTGGTTTCATCCTGAGATGCGGCTCCGGGGAACACGTTCCAGGTGCGCTGGTCGTCGGCCAGGGTATAGCGCTCGCACCAGGTGTAATCGATGGTGCTTTCTTCGGGCAGGTCATTAAACACCGGGAAATCGGTGCGGACAGGCTTGGCGTAGTCTTTACCGCGGCCTGTTTCGATGCCAGCATCTTCCAGCGCGACATCCAGCTGCAACGCAGCTCGTGATTGGGTGTTGGCGGAGAGCCACACCACAGCGTCAGGCTTTCCTGACTTCTGAGTGGCTTTAACCAGGTAGAAAAATTCCATGTCAGATCCTCATTTTTGGATGTAAGATCCCCGGGCCAGAGATAGCGCCCATTGGGTGTGTTTTTGGTTTTGGTATAAATTCCGGTGTACTTTGGTCGGTGGCACCGGACGTAGACCCCGCCTTGCGCGGGTTTTACGTTAGGCTTCGTGGGCCATCTGGTCGTGCGAGGCGCAACGCTCAGAGCAGTACTCTTTTTCTTTCCGCGCCAGCCGATTACCCTGGAGGAATATCAGCTCGCTTTTTACCGGCTCACCTTCAACTGGCTTGCCGCAATAACCGCATTTGGTCTGCATAATCACTCCTCAGAACTTAACCGTGGTTTCCGCTGGTACTTCTTCGCTGCGGACGATCTGTTCTACCGGGTAGCAATTCCCCGAAACCTTCTGGTCAATGGCGGCCTGCTCGCATTGCTGCTGACTGTCATAGACATCGAGAACCACATCCTGGAATTCACCATTGGTCATGCCGATGGTCAGGACGAGTGCGAATAAAGTCTCCATCAGTGCGTCCCCGCCGGAACCAGGTGCGGTTCAATATTGCGTGAAGCATACGGGCGGCGGATGTGGCGCAGATTTCCCTGCGGTTCATGCCAGTACATACCTTCGGTGTAGTTAAAAGAGACCAGCCATGCTGCGCCGGTACGCTGGTTGCGCATTGGAACGGCGCGACCGCTGTTTGGTATTGCTGGGTTAATTTTCATCTCAATCCCCTCAAGTAGTGCCTGTTTTGTTAACCCGCTCAGGCGGCGCGGGTTCCTTCTATTCCCCAACAGAAAGGAATCGGTTAATCTTTAATTCCCCAATGGAAATAAGGAATTAAACATGAATGATTCAATCCAAATGAAACTCGCCTGCCCGGATTGCGGAAGCGAACTCATCAAGCGCCCCGACGATTTCGACTTTGAGAACAACTTCGTCGATGTCTCCTGTGCGGATTGCGGCAGAACAATCACAAAGGACGATGCAATTCAGCAAGGCAAGGATGTTGTCACAAAACAACTCAACGCCATGCTGGCTGACGCATTCAAAGGATCGGGTTTCAAGCTTAAATAGGTCGATGAGTTCACCTATCTGCTGAGTTGCCTTACTGGCGTCCAATCTAATGGGCGCCACATTTCCACTTTTCATCTCAATCCCCTTATTTGCCCTTGTCGCCAGGCTGGCGGAACGTTTCTTTAACCTGACAACGGTGCGCGTGTTGTCGATGGGGTAACAATACAAATAACTTTTGTAATTGACAAGAGAAATGAAAAAAATATTTTCAATCAAGGGCGGCAAAATGCAGCCAATAGACGGCTGCATTGAAAATCAGGAGGTGGCGATTATTTCTGAATGCTTTGGATAATGCTTAACACATCACCCTTTAAGAGGTCGAGTTCTTGGAGTGTGGTCTTTGCATGGACTATAAGGCGAAGCTTTTCCGCCTCAGGCATTTGGTTAAACAACGCGAGCAAGGCTGTTTCTTTCTCATCTAACTGCCGCGGAGCAGAGATCGCGCTGACGGCATCATCACCTGCCTCAGGGGGCATGAAGAACCAATGCTCTGGCTTTCCAGTAGCAGCGGCAAGACGTTTCAGCCTTTCCCCTCTCGGAGCTGATTCACCTTTTGCCCACTGTTGTACAGCCTGGGGAGTAACCATCGCTCTCCTGGCAATATCTGACATGTTCCAACCGAACTCATCTCTAACGAGTTGAAGTCGGTAGGCAAACGCTTCATGAGGTGCTGTTTTCATGTCTTCCATTCTACAAGGTAGCCTTTCATTCCGCATTGCAAAGATTATTTTCAATCATCATTGAAAAAAATATTTTCATATTGTAATCTTGGTTTTCAACAACTGAGGTCCTGATATGACAAAAACCATCAAACAACGCGTTTGCGCTGTCATGACGCAAACGGAGATAGCAAAAAGGCTTGGCACCACATCACAGGCAGTAAGCCTCTGGTTGAATCATGAGGTTCCTGCTCATCGGGTACTTCCGATCTGCAAACTGCTTGGGTGGGAAATCACGCCTCATGAAATCCGCAGCGATATTTACCCAAACCCAACCGATGGTTTACCTCAGCAGGAGCCATAGCCATGCAAACACTTTCTTTTCAACAGAATAACAGAGCGCCAACAGAGCGCATGAAATTCCAATGTCACCAGGCCGAGTTGGACACTCCGAAGATTGATCACCGCGCCATCTGTTCTGCCGTTCGCGCCTGGGCAGCAGCAGAGGGCCGCGTGGCGGTCGCTCTTGCAATCAAGGAAGCGGTAGAAGAGGCGGGCCTGTCGGATATCGACACATCCGTGAATGCCGATGTGTGGAATGTGAAATTGTTCCGTTGGCTGGACCAGCCAGAAAAATCGTCAGTTTATCGAGCGAACGTCGAGCAGCTGGCGCCGGTAATTATCGCGATTCTGCCTCTTGCCTACCGGGATCGCGTTGTTAAGCACGACGATGTCGCGCTTCGCATAGCCAGAACGGTGAAGGAGGATGCTGAGGCTATTCAGGCTGTCATGCTCAAGGCACCAAAGCAGGTTCGGCTGAAAGAAATCAGCGAAAAGATTGTCGCCAGTTTCTACTTGGACGGCCCGGACTCTGTGGCGCCATTGATGGCGATGGTGACGACGATGCTGGGGACTGTATGACGGGATCTAAAAAGGCGAAAGCCGCGGTGCACGAACACCAACGGCTTTCTGATGCAAATGCGACGAACAATTGCGGTGTCAGTATGCCCAATCAAATCATGTTTTACCAGTGCGCCGGAAAGCGCCTGGATGAATCTGCCCTCAATCGTTCATCAGGAGGACACAATGGCCGGGGACTGGATAAAAATGCGAACGTCGTTGGTCACCAGCCCGAAGGTGAACGGCATCGCGAGGATACTCGAGCGATCTGCGGAGGTGGGAAGAATGTTAACGAATAGCCATAACACCACGTTATCTGACGTTGTAACGCGTAACGTAACGCGTAACGTTACGGTGTCGTTACTGCTAACGCTTTGGTCTGCTGCAAACGAGCACACGCGTAACGGTGTCTTCGAAAACGCGGACCTTTCTGACATTGATGACATCGTCGGCGTGCCCGGTTTTGGTGCGGCATTGTCCACTGTTGGCTGGGCTATTCACGATGAGCAAAATAACAGCGTCATCCTTCCAAACTTCAATGAATACAACACGTCAGGCGATATGCGCAGTGCGTCAGCAAAGACAAATGCTCAGCGCCAGAAGGAGTTTCGCGAACGCAAAAAGCAGCAGGAAAGTAACGTAACGCGTAACGTTACTAATAACGTAACGAGTAACCGCAGAGAAGAGAAGAGAAGAGAAGATCTAAAACAAGAGAGAGAGAAAGACGCGGGCGACGCGTTTTTGCCTCCTGAACAAAATACCCCGCCTGAGGATTTCCAGCCAGGCACCATGGTCGGTTACCCGCTGATGGGTAAATTCCCGATCACCAGCGACTGGGTGCCACAGCCTGAGTTCGCCAGACGCGCAACGCTCTGGGGTAAGAATCTCGGTACCGAGCCGGGTTACACCGCCGAAGAACTCCAGCAGTTCCGCGATTACTGGTCCTGCGACGGCCGCGTTAAGCATCAGCAGCAGTGGGAAATGGCCTTTGCCGACAGCCTCCTGCAATCCCGCGCCCGCATCCAAAGGGCTAAACCTGCCGGAGCGCGGGATCCCAACCGCATTTCTGTGCCAGACAAAACCATTCCGGACGGATTCAGGGGGCAGCCATGAAAACCGGAAGTCAAATCTTCGATCGCCTGCAACGCCTTATCCCGCCGGGCGTACAGCCAAAGTTCCAGAACATTGCCGAATGGCAGGCATGGCAAAGGGAAGAGGGCCGTAAACACTGCGAGCAGATCGAACGGCAAAACCAGCACGCCCGCGCTGAGAAGATTTTCGGGCGCTCAGGGATTTGTGATCTGCACCGCAGCTGTTCGTTCGCGAACTATGTAGTCAGCACCCCAGGCCAGAAACACGCGCTGTCGATGGCAAAGAGCTATGCCCAGAACTTTGGTAACGGGTTCGCCAGCTTCGTGTTCAGCGGCAGCTGCGGCACCGGTAAAAATCACCTGGCCGCCGCCGTCGGGAATTATCTGCTCGAGCGCGGACACACAGTGCTGGTCGTCACCGTTCCGGACCTGATGCTCCGTGTCCGCAATTGCTACGACAACGACGAGTCGGAATCGGCGCTATTGGCGGAACTCTCTCGGGTGGATTTGCTGGTATTGGACGAGGTCGGGGTCCAGCGTGAGACGCGCGGGGAGTGGGTAATCCTGAATCAGATTATCGACCGCAGGTTGGCTGCCATGAAGCCTGTCGGGGT